AGTAGCAATGCCTGAATATTATTGTGCTACAGGTGAACACCCCAATCTATGTGACTGCTAATGATTTTAGAAACCTTTTTAATCCTTGCAGCATTACCTTTTGTTGCATTAACATTGTTCTTTGGAACTAAGAATGGATATTATGATAGTGATGATTACACAGGTGATGGATGTGCTCATGATGTAAAGAGATAAGTTAATATTATACGGGTCATAAGACCTGTTTAATTCTATTCGGACATCCGAATGTAAAGTTATTTGACAAAATTTAATCTTTTATATATAATATTGTTACGTTTCTTAATGAACGAATGACTAGTTCAACTGCCGACAAGTATACAACTACTGAGTACGGTAAGCAAAACAGATTTGCTGTTAATCCACAACCTTGGATTGATGAAGCAGATAAAGATTATGATCACTGGAAGGTAGCAGAATCAACTAATGGTCGCCTTGCGATGATTGGTTTCTTTGCACTTGTTCACAACTACATCTTATTTGGTGCAGTTATGCCAGGTATCTTTTGATATCAAAGGTCTTTACACCGCCTCAACTATAGTGGAGGCTACTTTTAACCCTCAATCCAAAAAGGAGAAAAAACAATGACACCAGAAGCAGAAAAATTTAACGGTTGGATGGCCATGATTGGTTTCGTCGCAGCACTAGGTGCATATGCAACCACAGGACAAATCATTCCAGGTATCTTCTAATGAAAAACCAAAACATCTTTTTAAGAGCACAAGGACGTGCAGCAATGTTAGGATTCATTCTATTGAGTGCATCTTATCTTGCAAATGGTCAAATCATTCCAGGTATCTACTAATGGCAAAACAAACTAAGAACAATGAAACAAATCAAGTTGACTTCTCCATCGCTGAGAAGTGGAATGGTATTGCTGCTATCTTTGGCTGCGTCGCTGCCTTCGCTAGTTACAGCTTCACTGGACAAATCATTCCTGGTCTAGTATAATTACTCAGTCTAAAACTTTACATAACTAAATAATTACTCGTAACTTATCAGCATATCAAAATAAATGGGTGAGTTACAAACCGCAGTCGATACATTCCCAATTTGGAAAGCAGTTCTATGGATTTTTTATCCTATGACAGCACTCGTAATGGTTGAATTACTTCTACGTGGTTTTGACGATGACGATGATGATGATGGTGGTAAAGGAATCAGAATCCGTTCACGGGAAATGGTTCCTGCCACTGTTCCATCAGGTGCATAATGGATTTATTACATCCCTATTGGAGATTCGCTGAAAGATGGAATGGCCGTTTAGCAATGGTCGGAGTACTTATTTTAACTTTAAAAGCATGTATCAATTAATTTTCGTAGCAGCAGTAGCAGTAACTGCATATACAAACGGTTTATCATTCGTATTCCAATGATACCCCTTGCAGTATTATTAACATCAATTCCTCCAGGCTCTAGAGATCTTCTAGAGTTTGGATTTTTTGTGACTGTGGGAATGACCGCAGGATCTTTGGGGTTGATATGATTAACTTTGCTGAAATATATCAAATGGTTTTCATGGTCGTGGTTGGTGTGGTAATGACAACAACTATGTTCATGACGATGATGGCATATATGATGGATGATTAAATAATACGGTTGCATAATTTACATGGCATCGTATACAATTACACTTCAATCACCTGACGGTACAGAGACCACTTTTGATTGTCCTGATGATACTCCTATTTTAGATCAGGCAGAAGAAGAAGGTCTAGATCTTCCATCATCATGTAGAGCAGGAGCGTGTTCTGCATGTTTGGGTAAAGTGTTAGAAGGTTCAGTAAACAACGAAGAACAATCTTTCTTAGATGAAGATCAAATGGAAGAGGGATGGACTCTCCTCTGTGTTGCTACTCCAGAATCTGATTGTGTGATACTTACGGATCAAGAAGAAAACTTAGAGTAATTAATGAACGACAAGAAAGCAGCAAAGAAATTATTAAACTTGCAAAGAAACATCCTGACTGGTATACTGAGCAGGATGTTTACTATGCTAAAAAAGTAAAAAAACGCATTAAAGAGGAACAAAAACTAAATGATGATTGAAGAGAAGTACACTGAAGAACAAATGAAACTTCGTCAAGAAGTCTTACAGATCCTTTTTAAAAAATTTGGTAAGGGAGAATATTCCAATAAAACAATATACGAATGTGCTAATGAATGGATTGATAAAGGACATAAGATTTCATCAGGGGTTGTCAAATATTACGATGCATACTATAATAGTCCTAAATAAATACCCTTACAGTTAAGGTCATGGTTCAAAAAATTGTTAACGTCATTGCTATTGCGTCTGGTGCTGTATCTGTTGCCCTTGTCGCTAGTGGCGTATTTGTATATGTCAACAGAGATTCAATTGTTGATAGCATCAAGTCTCAAGCTATTGAAGCAGTTACTGGGTCTTTAGGTGGTGGTTTAGGTGGAGGTCTTCCAATAGGTGCTCCTGACCTTGCTTCACCTACTAATCCTCAAGCTGCAGCACCTGCTGTTCCTAATGCTGGTTTGGGAATTTCTAATTTCTAAATAGCGTAGTTGCTATAGTGCTATGTCTGAAGAGGTAAAGGAAGAAGAGACGGTAGATCTACCAGAAACTTCTGAAGAAGTTAAAGAAGAAAAACCAAAAGGTATTATAGGAAAAATGGCTGATGCTATAGTACCAGACCATGACGAACAGTTAGCTATCATTAGTACATTTGTACGTCTTGGTATTTTGGTGTGGTCCGGCGGAATTTTGACTTTGAATTACGTGGCCATTCCAAACTTCCCACAGAAGAATATCGATCCGACTTTTATCGCTTCGGTTTTTACAGGAGTTTTAGCTACGTTTGGGGTTCAGACTGCTAAGAATAAAGGTAATGGTAATGGTGGTAATGGTGGTACTCCTCCAGTTACTGCAAAAGATATGGAGAAGTTAATTGAGAAGGCATCTCAGACTGGTCCTACTCAAACAATTAGAATTGAACAAGCACCTCTTAATCTAACTGCATCTGCACCAGCACCTAAGAAAGAAGAACCACCCTTTACTATGTAAAGATAAAGAAACCCTTAAATGAATAACTAATTATTCAAATGAACACTCCATATCCCAAACCAAGGTGGGATCTTGAGAATGATGTAGTACGACTTGAGCAAATGATTATTGTTTACGAACAAGAAATCGAACAACTGAAGATTGAAAAGGATGAATTAAAAAAGGAGATCCTTTTCTTAAGAAAACAATTGAGGATAGAGGAAGAAGATGAAGAAGATTAAAGAACTCATCAAAGCATCATTCGACAAAGGAGTTGAATGGGATAAAAAGATCTTGGAGAAGGTGGAGAAAAAGTTTAATCTTTCTCCCTATCAAAGTAAGTGTGCCAATGCTGCTATTGGATTCATACTTGGTGCGTTGATACTCTAACTGAGTCAGTAAGTCCACACTGAACTAGGCAAAAATTACTAGTCCGTGCTATAAATATTGTAGTATGGGATTGAATAATCATGCCCCTGACTCATTATACAGTCGGATATCACGACACAGATTTTCATAAGTATGAAATATGTGAGTATGCAGTAGATGCATATAATGCAATTCAACACAGCAAAGAGGATGTTCCTTATCTGAGGGAGCATCCTCATTTTATTGACTATTGCGTCAGTGAAGAAGTAAATAATATTTCTAAGTTGATGGCAGCAGGAATTCCTATGGGACACTAATTATGAAACATGAAATTATGTGGTGGATGAGTAGAATCACCATCATGGGAACCTCCTTAAGTTTATCAGTGTGGTTAGCTGCACAAGCATATGCTTAGACCTTTAATAGAATGGATAGGGGGGAATATGAATACTCTCGCCCTATTCAGTTGGGTAATATTTTTACCCATAGGATTTATGACAATAGACGCACCAAGAAATCCTGAGAAGTATAGGCATAAATAAATTTACTTTTTTATATTATTAGATGAAACAATTGATAACATTGCCTAGTTTGTTCTCTTTGGGATTTTGGGTTTCATCAAAATCAATTACTGATTATAAAGTTGTTGATGATGAATGTATAGTAGATGAAAAATTAAAATTTGTAGTTCGTGATAATTTTATTGATTTTTGGATACATAATATATTATTGAGAGAATCTTTAAAAGAAGATTATGATAATTCATATAAAACCAATGTGAAAGCAAAGATGACTAAATGGAAAACTGAGACTAGAGGTATTAGTTTAATTTCCAATATTATTGTTAATGAATTGTTGTCTAGTTATAAGGATTGTGGATATAATTTAGATGCTAATAATTGTTGGTTTGCAAAATATGATATGGGGGAATATACAACATCCCATAATCATTTACCTTCTGCCTTCAGTTTTGTTTATTTTTTAAAATCTCCTATAGGATCATCTCCATTAGTTTTTACTAATAGTAACGTGGAAATAGAACCTAAAGAAGGTAGATTAGTTATGTTTCCTTCAGTGTTATATCATCATGTTCCACCTAATAATTGTAATGATAGAGTTGTTCTAGCAGGTAATGTAAATTGGGTGATATAGTGTGGTCAATAAATATTATGGTAGGCTTGCTATTAGTAGCAGTATCCTTGACAATATACTACATATTCATGTATGATACATGGTATCCAAATGACTGAACAAAGCATGGAGACCAAGATAGCAGTCTTGGAAGCCAAAGTAGATCACATGATGGTTCATACGAAGGAACTCACTCTTAGAGTTCGTGCGAATGAGAAGGTAGTTGCGTCTGTTAGTCTTTTAGGAGTTATAGCCTGTACCTTTATTGGTGCAGGTTATTTTGCTCCAAAGGCAGAAGCATCATGGCCTGGTGCAGGTGAGATGATAGAGAGACTAAGAGATTATGAATCAGAGCAAACTCGAACTACTCCAGAAGACTCTATAAATAACTCACTACAAGAACTGGAGTGGGAAGAAGATGGGAGCAATGACACCCCCAAGTCGGAAAAGTTGTTACAACTTCCGAGTGACGGAGATAGTGAAGGTATTAGACGGGGATACGATAGATGTTCTCATAGATCTTGGATTCGATTTATTCAAGAAAGAACGGGTAAGAATTGCTGGAGTGGATACTCCAGAGAAAAGAACTAGAGATTTAGAGGAGAAAGCACTTGGTATTGACGCAACTAACTGGCTTAAAGACAAGCTCGAAAGTACTATTGACGGAGATGATGAGCTTACTATTAGGACTGAACTTGATGGTGGGGTCGGTAAATATGGTCGTCTTCTTGGGTGGCTTTATATCGGGGATTCAAACCTGTCGCTTAACGAACAAATGATTACTGAGGGGTATGCTTGGGCTTATGATGGAGGAACTAAACAGAAAAATTTTGAGGACTTACGTGAAATTAGGCGTTCATTTGGGACACTGGCAGAGTAACGATCAAGTCTATATTGACATACATGGAAAAACAGGCAGACGTATATACGCTGAATGGTCTATACCAACGGAGGAATATGATAAAGAGTAGAAATGAATTTCTTGCACTTCTAAAAGAAGAAGCATATAAGAAGGGTGATTTTAAATTATCATCTGGAAGAAAGAGTGAGCACTATGTTAACTGTAAGCCAGTGACCTTACAGGGTGATGCTCTTATGTTTATTAGTTGGTGTATGTTTGAGTGCCTTGAAGAGGACTGTGATGCTGTAGGAGGACTTACATTAGGTGCTGACCCATTAGTAGCAGGTGTACCTATAGTAGCAGCAATTGAAGAGAGACCTATGGATGGTCTGATAGTTAGGAAGGAACCTAAAGGTCATGGAACAATGGCATGGATAGAAGGTCCAGAGTTAGCACCAGGTTCTAAGGTAACTGTTTTAGAAGATGTTATTACTACAGGTGGTTCTGCTATTAAAGCAGCAGAGAAACTTAGAGATGCTGGATATGTGGTTGAGAATGTAGTTGCTATTATAAATCGTCAAGAAGGAACTGAAGCAGATGATGCTATGGATGATGCAGATTTGAACTTGATTAGTCTTTTTAAATTAGAGGAGTTAATCTAATGGACATACAAAAAGTAGCATCTGTCACAACAGCAACAGCAGTTCTTGGAACTGGTGCATTTGTTGGTGGCAATCATCAAATAGATAAGATGCAGGGTGGTCCACAGAAGAGACAGGATGCTAAGATAGAAGCAATCAGAGAGGTGGTAAGAGAAGAAATATATATACAATTAGTAAATAACTGGCCTAAGAGTTCTGGACCTGTCAAGGGTCTTACAGTTCCGAAGCAAGATTATCGTGAACAAGTCCCCAAACAACAGTAAGGATAGGGTTATAGACCTTATAAGGTTTGTAATCTTTTTTCAGTTAGCAATAGTAGGAGCAACTATATTTGGATGCTTTATGCCTGGTAAGGTATGTGACTCAGATGTGAAACAACATATTGCTAATATGATGACTGTTATAACTACTTCTACATTTGCATTATACGCTGCTGAAAAATGAATTTATTAAACACATTCGCTGCTGCATCATTAGATCTTAATGAAGCATGGAACCTATCATGGGGTGAAGGTATTCAGTTTATACTGGTACTTGCCTTTGTATATTGGTTAAAGGTTAAGATAGATACAAGAGCAGGTCTTGGTAAAAAGAAATTAAGACAATTAAAGACTGTAATTAAAGAAGCAATTCAAGAGGCTAATGCATCCTAACGGTTACACAAAGGAAATGATCAGGGAGATCCTTGGTACATCATGTCCAGACAATGCCTGAAGACCATGAGACTGGTAATCAGTTAAGAAGAAGAAAAGGACAAGAGATGAGAGCAGGGTTGAGACCTTATCCTACATACCCTGCAAAGAAGGTAGGTCCAAACTTTGATGAGAATGGAAAATATATTTACCCACCAGGTTCTGGATTTAATTATATGGATAGATTAGATCCTAATTCTGAATGGGGTGGTAAAGTATCATGAGTGATATTCGTAACATACGTCGTGTTACGACTTATGATGCTTCTATACCTTATACTAATAATGTACAAGTAAATGGTGCAGATGTAGTACAAGTAAACGGTGCAAATACAGTATATCCAGTAAATGTAAATGGTATACCAGTAACTAATACTAATCTAATAGAAGTAGATGGTGCTGATAATATACAAGTATATGGTAATGAGGTACAATTTGTGAGTAATATTGAATCAACAGATACTAATATAAACTCTATTAGTGTGAGTGAAATTGCTGATGCTAGAATATTTGAGTCTCGTTCTCCAACAGTAATCCCACCAACTGTTCCTGTTACTGAAGTCATAGGAGTTCCTATAGTTAATATGCCTGGTTGTGTAAAGGTACATAAGGAGAATGTAAAGCAGAGATCAAGAAATAAGATGTTGGTCGATGATGATCCTAAAGGCAATACAGTATTATGCGATGCTGGTGCTCCTTATTATGATCCAGCAGAGTATGATTATAGAGGACTAAGTTGGCAGACGATAAACACAGAATCAGATGAAACACCTGAAGGTATTGATACGGGAGAACCACCTGCACCTGAGATACCAGATGCTCCACCAGCACCTGAAACACCTGGAAATACTGCTGAAGGGCCAGTAGAATGTCCTCCACCTAATGCAAGACGTATAGGAGACTTGAATCAGGCAGGAACAGAAAAGGTTATTGGATATAAATTAACACCTGATGGAAAAGTATGCGAAACACAATGGGAGACATTATCCTTTACAGAACAATACCTCCCATCAGTTTCTATTGTATCTACGACTGCTACTATTGCTGTGGTTGCGACCAGCTCTGCCCTACTTGCAAAACCCCTAGCGGATTTGCTTTTGAAGGTGATAAAACCTGTCGTGAAGAAGGTCTTAGCCAAGGTAGATAAGATAAGGGGGAAGAAGGAGAAGGTTCTTTCTGTTCGGGAACGACTTCTTGCTCAACGAGATCGGAATCGGGCGGTGATGGAACTTCGGAAGGCACTGAAGAAGTAGAATTATTAGGATTAGTCCACTGTGGTTGTGGTATCTGGTGTTCATGTGGAATTATTTTACCACCAGGTGCAGTAACAACTACGTCAGCACATACACTAAAGTATGGTGACTTAGGATGGAACATAATTCCTTGTTTTTTGAGTTCACCACAATTTTTTAGACGAGCTATTTCAAAGTCTAACCGCTTATTAGCAACTGCTTGAGTAGTCATTGCAATTTGTTGGGCTGCTGCTTCGTGACACTGCCTTTGGAATTTTCTATTGAGTGGTACCGAAAGAGTACCAGAGAGACCAACGTTAAATGATTGGTTTGCTCTCATATCAGTACGCACAGGTTTAAACCATGATGGTGTCATGCTACCACCACTATCAACTACATCAGGAACACCATTAGGACTGTCTATATCTTGAATGATAGAGATGTCTGATCCATCAGGGAACCATCTGACTGTTTCTCCAATAGTATTACCATCAGTTCCATCAGAGACATATGTTCTATCATCATACCATTCTTCCCAAGGATAGTTCTTGACAGTAACATATGTTGGAACCATCTTACCTGTGGCATCAGTGGTATTATATTGCGGTTCGTTATAGAAGTCTTCCCAAGGATCCTTTCTACTATCTGCAAACTGCACATAGGGTGTAAGGTTAAACGTGCTACCTTGACACTGCACACCACCACCATAGGTGTTAGTTATGTATGGACCTTGGAGTACTTGAATTGCCTGGTTCGTGACTGAGCCAGAACTATT